GCTGGCGATCTACGAGGCTAAGCACCTGCTGGCGTATTGCCACGTGCCATCGGGCGGGTACAGGACGCCGGCCGAAGCGGGTGTGCTCAAGGCCATGGGCGTCAAGCGCGGCATCCCCGACCTGCTGATCTGGACCCCGAACGCGCACAGTTTCGGAATTGAACTCAAAGCCGGCCGCGGCAAGCCATCCGACGCGCAGATCCTGTTCCGTAGCACGCTGGAGTCCCTCGGCCACCGGGTCTACGTTTGCTGGAGCATCGACGAGGTGGAAGCGGCGCTGCGGCTGGAGAGGGTGCCAGCGGTCGGTCAACTCGCCGGAAGCCATCAGGCGGGCTCTCAGCGCGTCCTGGAGACCATGCCATGAAGCCGCAGCCGCCGCCGCCCCGCCACATCGTGGTCGAAATTGCGATGATGAAGGAGATTGAGGTGTACCTCGGCGACCGGCCGCAACGCGACAAGCGCGCGGCCGACCTGCACGCGCGCATCGTCACCCTGCTCGATGCGCAGGGCCTGCTGCGGGGCGACGCCGGGTGAGCAAGGACGAAGACCTCGCCGCAACCCTGGCGCTGCGCCGCTCGCTCGTCAGCGACGACCGCCAGCGGCACAACCGCGTCCTGGTCGAGAAGCTCAGCGACGGCTTCGGGAGCAGGGCACGTGTGCAACCCAGCATCGAGCGGATGGCCCAGCGTGGGCTGATTACGGTTCGGCAGGCGAGGGCGGGTGGCCTGCTCTACGAGGACTGGGCGCTCGGCATTGTCTGCGCCCGTGATGCGGAAGCGGGAGGTTCGTCCGTTCCCGATCCTGGCGGCTACCGTGACAGACAACTCGACGCTGCCACCAGTTACCGGAGGGCGCGGGAAGCGGTCGGGCTCAGGATGTGGCCCATTCTTTGGCATGTGTGCTGTGACGACTGGTCGGTCGAAAGGTTCGCTAATGAACTCGGCAGTGGTACCGACAGGAAAGGATGGATGGGTATCTTCCGCATTTCTTTAGATATACTCGCCGATTTCTACGGATTGGAGTAAGATTTGGCGGGCAGGCAGGAGACGGCCATCTCCTGCCGACCCTAACCAAACCGCTGTCGGAGAGCAGTCATGGCTGACGAAATTATATCGCGCGCCGCCGCGATAGCCCAAGGACGTAAACGTTATTCCAATGGGAACCCGTGTAAGCACGGCCATGTCGCGGAGCGATGGGTGTCTACGAGCACTTGTTGCGAATGCCAGAGACTGTATTGTCTCGCCAATCAAGATAAAGTAATCGCTCGCGCCAATGCCTGGCGGAAAGCCAACCCCGATAAGAGGAAGGCAATCGTTCGCAAGTACGATGATGCCCATCGGGAGGAAAAGCGGGAGAAGTCGCGAGTCAGATACGCAGCCAATCCACTTAATCCCGAGCGGGGGATGTATTACGACAAGGTCTCTCGCAAGCAAGCGAAGGCACAAGGGCTCAAACGTTACGCTACCGGCAAGCCATGCATCAACGGGCACATAGCCGAAAGGCTTGTGTCAAATGGGTCTTGCTGTCAATGCACGCTGGAGACGCAGAGAACAACCCACGAGCAAAGATATCGCAGCACGAAGGCGCGTGGTTATTTCAGGACCAAGAAACACCTTGAGAAGCGCCAAGCGTACAGAGAAGCAAACCGGGAAATAACTCGCCCGGCTGCCCGCGAACGCGGTCGGCGGGATTACGCGGAAAACCCCGAGAAGTTCAGAGCCAGAGCTCGCGCGTGGCGAGTTGAGAACCTAGAGAAAGCCAAAGCACGAGGAAAAGCTTGGAAACAGGCAAACCCGGAAAAGGCGAGAGCGCAGAACCAGAAACGGCGCGCTCTCAAGCTCGGCGCTGAGGGCCATTACACACCGGAAGATATCGACCGGATTTTTCAGTTGCAGAAGGGGAAGTGCGCGGTGTGTCGGGTGTCGATCAAGAAAAAATATCAGATCGATCATATCGTGGCGCTGACGAAGGGAGGCACTCATTGGCCGCGCAATCTGCAACTGGTCTGTAAATCCTGTAACAGCAGCAAGAACAACAAAGACCCAATCGACCATATGCAGTCGCTGGGGCTTCTGCTATGACCGAGCGCGATCCGAAATGGCTTCTTTGGTTTGACCGGAACCCGTGGGCCGTTCCGCTCATGTACGCCGTGTCGATCCTCTGCTGGACCTTCATCGTGGTTGCGGTATTGCTCCACATGATGAACCGCTGTGGCTCCATCGCGCCTTAACGTTGCAGAAAGCTTGACGTGCGGGCCGCTGATGTGCCAATAGGGAGTATGCGTCGCGTAGTGACGATGCAGCAATCAACCGGCAGGGGCAACCCTCGCCGGTTTTCGCATATCTGGGGGCCATGTTCGACACCATCGCCAAAGCCACCGCGGACTGGACCGGACGACCGGCGGCGTTCGTCTGCGCGCTGGCGGTCATTGTCGTGTGGGCGCTGACCGGGCCGGTGTTCGGCTACTCCGACACGTGGCAATTGATCATCAATACCGGCACGACCATCGTCACGTTCCTGATGGTGTTCTGCCTGCAGTACGCCCAGAACGCAGACACCCAGGCGCTCCACGTCAAGATCGACGGCCTGATCGCCGGCTGCAGCACCACCAGCAACCAATTGCTCGACCTCGAGGACCGGCCGCGCGCCGAGGTCGATGCCGCCAAACGCCGGATTGTCGACCGCGCGCCGTGACTGAATTTAATCAAAGCCGCTGGTCATGACGACAAATCGAGGCGGAGCACGGGCCGGAGCAGGCCGAAAGGCAGGCGCCCTGACGCAAAAAACCCGCAAAGTCGCCGATAAGCTCTCCGCCGGCGTTACCCCGCTGGAGGTCCTGATTGAGGACATGCGGCAGAAATACGAGGCTGGTGATCTGGCCGCCGCCGCCGACCGGGCGCGGGATTGCGCGCCGTACATGCACCCGAGGCTGAGCAGTTCAAATGTCGCCGTCCGCCGCGTTACCAGCATCGCAGAGATCAGCGATGCAGAACTTGCTGCGCTTACGGGCGGAGCAGGAACTGAAGACACGGCGAGCTGCACGGGAACGACTCATTGACTTCACGGCCTACACCAAACCCGACTATGCCACGGCGCCGCACCATCGCCAGATCGCGGCAGCCCTGGAACGGGTCGAGCGGGGCGAGATTGACCGGCTCATGCTCATGCTGCCGCCGAGGCATGGTAAGTCTGAGCTGGCGTCACGTCGCTTCCCTGCCTTCGCGCTCGGCCGCAACCCCAAGCGCCAGTTCATCAGCGTGAGCGCCACGAGCGACCTTGCAACCGACTTCGGGCGCGAAGTCCGCAACATCATGAGCGGCCAGGAGTACGGTGCGCTGTTCCCGAACGTCGAGATGGCGGCCGACAGTCAGGCCAAGGGCAAGTGGCACACGCAGGCGGGCGGCATCTATTACGCGGTCGGTATCGGCGGCGCTGTGCTCGGCAAGGGCGCTGACATCCTGCTGATCGATGATCCGTTCGCCTCGATGGAAGATGCGCTGAGCGAGACGACCCGAGAGGCTGTCTGGAACTGGTACACCGGCAGCGCATACAACCGATTGATGCCCGGCGGCGCCATTGTCGTGATCGGTCACAGAATGGCCGAAGACGACCTTCAAGGGCGTCTCCTGTCGCAGCAGATCGCGGGCGGTGACAAGTGGGAAGTGGTCGAGCTGCCGGCCATCAGCGACGATGGCGAGGCTCTGTGGCCGGCGGCGTACCCCATCGAGGCGCTGGAGCGGATCAGGCGCAACACGCTGCCGCGCTTCTGGAGCGCGCTCTATCAGCAGCACCCGACGCCGGATGAGGGCTCATATTTCCTCAAGACCTGGATGAGGTTTTATAACGATCCGCCCGCCCGCAGCACGCTGCACATCTACGGCGCGTCGGATTATGCCGTGACGGCGGACGGCGGCGACTGGACGGTGCACGTAGTCGCGGGCGTCGATCCGGATGACAATTTGTACGTCTTGGACATGTGGCGACAGCGCACCGCGTCGGATCGGTGGGTGGAAGCACTGCTCGACCTGGCCGACCAATGGCGGCCGATGGACTGGGCGGAGGAGCAGGGGCAGATCCTGAAGTCGATTGGCCCGTTTCTGGAGCAGCGCGCCAACGAGCGCCGGGTGTACTTCAGCCGGCAGCAGTTCGTCAGCGTGCGCGACAAGGCAACGCGCGCGCAGAGCATTCGGGCGCGCATGGCGATGGGCAAGGTCTACTTCCCGCGCAACGCGCCGTGGACCGGCGATTTGGTCAGCGAGCTGCTGTCATTCCCCGCCGGCAAGCATGATGACGCTGTCGATAGCCTGGCGTTACTCGGCCGGCTGCTCGACGACATGGTCGCGGGCGCGCGGCCCGCTAAGCCCAAGGCGCCGGTCGACCGCTGGGCGCGCACCTTCGGCAACACAGACGACCACGACTCCTGGAAGGTAGCCTAAATGTCAGCAACCGTTCTTGTTAGCGGCACCTTCACGGCGACCGGCCAAAGCAGCTCGTTCCGCCCCATCGGCAAGTTCAACGTCAGCCTGCGCGGGACATTCGTCGCGACCGTCGCCATTGAGCGCTCGTTCGACGGCACCAATTGGGCCGGCGTCTCGCGCGACAGCAGCGGCACGGCGGCGACGTTCACCGCACCCTGCGGCGTCATCGCCGAGGAGGTCGAGGGCGACACGCTGTACCGCCTGAACTGCACGGCGTACACCAGCGGCACCGTAACGTATAGAGTAAGCCAATAACGTGAGCGTCATCACGGCTCCCGTGCGGGGCTGCGTTCGGGGTGTGGCATCGGGTGTCGTGGTCAGTGCCGGCGGCACGCCGTTCACTCCGACGCTCGACTACAACTACGTCAGCACCATGGCCTTGGGCGGCCTGGAAACCTTCACGCGGGCGAGCACGGGCTGGTATTTCAATTCCGCCGGCACCCTGACCAGTGCCGCGACCGATGCCGCCCGGTTCGATTACGACCCGACGACGGCGCGCACCAATCTCATTCTCCGGTCAAGTAATCAGGATAATGCTGGGGTCTGGACCGCCGGCCAAGTCAGCGTCACGGCCGATACCGTCACCGACCCGCTTGGCACGACGACCGCCGACACGCTGACCGAAAACTCGGGCTCGACTAGCCGGGGCACGCTGCAGGGCGTCGCCATTGACACCCATGTCACCCAGACATTCAGCGTCTATGCCAAGGCCGGAAGCCGGAGCTGGTTGCGGCTGATGCTCAACACTGGCGCAGACTCGATTATCGGCTGGTTCAATCTGGCAACCGGCGTGGTCGGATCGACGCAAGTGGAAGGCACCGGGGCCAGCCCCGTCGTTGCCATCACGGACGCCGGCAGCGGCTGGTATCGCTGCGCCCTGACCGGCATCCCGGCCAGCGCCGATAGCGGCACCATCCAGGCTTTTATCAGGATGGCGACGGCGGACAGCGAGTTCAGCTATCAGGGCAACGGCACCGGCACGCTGCACCTCTGGGGTGCTCAGCTTGAGACCGGCAGCAGCGCCACCGCCTACATCGCAACGGCCGGGAGCGCCGTCACCGTCTGCACCGCGCGCGGCCTGCTGCTTGAGGGCGCGAGGACCAATCTGTTCCTCAACTCCGCCGTTGGCGTGACGCAGAGCTGCACTGTCGCGGCGGCAGCCAATACGCTGTCATTCTGGGGCACCGGCACGATCACGCTGACGGGCGTTTCGACCGCCGGGCCGCTGGTCGGCACCGCAGCCAACGCCCGCGTCAGCCTCAGCTTCACACCGACCGCTGGAAGCTTGACGTTGACGGTGTCGGGGAGCTGCACCAACGTCCAGTTGGAGCTGGGAGCCTATGCCACATCGCCGATCGTCACGGTCGGCTCGACGGTCACGCGGGCCGCCGATGTCTGCACAATTGCCACCAGCGCCATCCCGTCGTTCAACGCCGCCCAAGGGGCCGTGCTCGCCGACCTCGTCACCCTCGACACCACGACGAGCCTGAATGCCGGCGGGTGGCTGCTGTCGGACGGCACGACCAACAACCGGGTTTCACTCCGTGCCAGGAACAGCGGCAACGCCCAGGCCCTGATCGTGACTGGCGGCGTCACACAGATCAGTCTCCGGGAAGCCGGCACCCTAACGCCCAACGTGGCGACCCGCTGCGCCGTCGCCTGGGCCACCAACAGCGTGGCGTTCGCGCGCGACGGTGCAACGCCTCTGACGACCGGCACAACGACAGTCCCGACCGGCTTAACCGAGTTCCGGCTTGGCAACAGCAACCCGACCGGGACTGAACCGCTCAATGGCTGGCTGCGCCGCATCGCCTACGCCCCGACTCGCGCCGACAATACCGCTCTCCAGACGCTGACGACCTGACATGCCATACGACCCCATCGGCCACTCATCTGCCAGCGCGCGGGTCTGGAGAGCCACGACTCCGCCGGTCAGCGGTGTGACGGCACCGCCGCCCATCGTCGAGGACGACGCGGAGGATCTGGCGCGGTATGTGCAGTTGTTCGAGGATAGCGAAGAGGCGACCACCGACGAGCGGACGCTGAGCGAGCGTGACCGCGATTATTACGATAACAAACAATTGACATCCGCCGAGAAGACGGCGCTGGCCAAGCGCGGCCAGCCGGCCATCGTTATCAATCGGATCAAGCGCAAGATCGACTTCCTGCGCGGCGTCGAGCAGCAGCAGAGGACTGATCCCAAGGCATTTCCGCGCAATCCGCAGGACGAGGACTCGGCGCACGCGGCGACCGATGCGCTGCGGTTTGTCGCCGACCAGAGCCGCTACGACACGGTGCGCTCGTCCGTCTGGGAAAACCTGCTGATCGAGGGACTGGCGGGGGCGGAAGTCGTCGTCGAGATGAAACGCGACCAGCCGGAAATCGTGATCCGGCAACTGCCGTGGGACCGGATCTTCCGCGATCCGCACGCCCGCGAGGCGAATTGTTCGGATGGCAACTATCTGGGCATGGTCCTGTGGATGGACTGGGACGACGCGCGCCGGAAATGGCCGGACGCCGCGGATGATCTCGACGCCATGGTTTACCACAGCACCAGCGGCACCTATGAGGACCGGCCGAACGACCGCATGTGGTGCGACGCCAAGCGTAAGCGGGTGCGGATCGTGCAGTTGTGGGAAAAGCGGGCCGAGGGTTGGCACTGGTGCACGTTCACCAGGGGTGTGCGGTTGGAGGGCGGGCCGTCGCCGTATGTCGGCGAGGACGGGCAGCCGGAATGCCCGATTGTCCTGACCTCGGCCTACATCGACCGCGGCAATGCGCGCTATGGCGTGGTCCGCGAGATGATCGGGCCACAGGACGAGATCAACAAAAGGCGTTCAAAAGCGCTGCATTTACTGACGATGCGGCAGGTAATCGCCGACAAAGGCGCAGTAGATGACACGAGAAGCGCACGGGCTGAACTTGCAAAGCCGGACGGTTACCTTGAAGTCGCGCCCAACAAGCGGTTTGAAATCCAGCAGACATCGGACCTTGCCGCCGGACAGTTCCAGCTTCTTCAGCACGCGACGGCTGAAATCGACAATATGGGGCCTAATGCGTCCATGGAGGGTAAAAGCCCGGCTTCACAGTCTGGCCGGGCAATCCAGGCGCAGCAGCAGGGCGGCTATATTGAACTTGGCCCGATGCTGGACCGGCTACGCCAGTTCAACATTGCGATCTACAAGGCCGTTTGGGCGCGCATCCGGCAGTTCTGGACCGAAGAGCGCTGGATCAGGGTCACCGACGACGAGCGCAACATCCGCTTCGTCGGGCTGAACAAGCCGATCACCGCGGGCGAGCAGTTCGCCGAGCAGCTTCAGAGCCAAGGTCTGCCGCCGGAGCAGATCCAAATGGAACTGCAGGCGATGCAGGGCGACCCGCGCTTGCAACAGGTCGTCGGCGTCGAGAACAACGTCGCCGAGATGGACGTGGATATCATCGTCGATGACGCGCCCGACACGGTCACGATCCAGCACGAACAGTTCGAGATGATCGTCCAGTTGGTTCAGGCCGGCGTGCCGATCCCGCCCGACACGCTGGTCGAGATGAGCCAGCTCCGTAACAAGGACGCGATCCTCGAAAAGATGCGCGGTGGCGGGCAGGACCCGCAGGCCGCTCAGGCGCAGGCCGAGCAGCAGGCGAAAGCCCAGCAACTGCTCGACGCCGAGCAGGTCGCCAAGGTGCGGCTGCTGGAGGCGCAGGCGGGCAAGGCCGAGGCCGAGGCGCAGGCGCGCATCATGGAGGTGCAGAAGCCCGAGCCGGCAGCACCGCAGGGCGAACCGCCGCCGACCAGCCTGGACGTCGAGCAGCAGGTCGCCGAGATCGATTACACCCAGGCGCGCACCGCCAAGACGCTGGTCGATGCCCACATGGCGGCTACTCGTCCTCCTCCGGCACCGCCGGCCCCGCAGCCCAATGGGGAGATGCAGTGATGGTCTCTGAGCAACACACCAAAATCTCAGGTTATCGGGACCTGACCGAAGACGAAATCAGCATGATGAACCGCATCAAGGCGTTTGAGCGCGAGGCGGCCGACTTGCTCAAGGAACTGGATGCGGCGGCGTCGGGCGATCCGACAGCAGGACGCTGGGCATCGCTCGCCCGCACCAACCTAGAGACCGGCTTCATGTACGCGGTCAAGTCTGTCGCGAAACCTGACGGCGGGCTTGGCCGCAAGTAGCCCGCGCACTTTACACATCACGAGTTTCGCCGAGGGGCGTCCCAGACCGGGGCGCCCTTCGTCGTTCCGGGCCGCCGCCGGTCATCGGGCGCAGCAGGCAAACCCGCCGCCGGGGCTTCGGGCGTGACGACGAGGGCCGAAATGGAACTGAACGAGATCCTGAGCGGAGCGCAGAGCGAGCCAGCAGCACCGGAGCCGACACCGGCACCGGCGCCAGCGGAACCGTCTGCGCCCGCACCATCGGGCGAACCGCCCGCGCCTGAGCCGAAGGACGACCGCGCCCGCGATGAGCATGGCCGGTTTGTTCCGAAGCCGCAGGACGGGCAGCAGGAAGCGCCGCCGGCTTCCAAGCAGGATCACGGGCCGATCCCCATTCAAGCCCTGCTGGACGAGAGGGAAAAGCGACAGCGCGCGGAACGGGAGCTGGAGGAGTGGCGCCGACGGGCAACACCGCCTCCCGCCCCACCCGTGCGGCCGGACGTGTTCGCGGATCCAGACGGCGCATTCCAGCATATCGAGCAGCAGGTTTCCGAACAGGTCACCCGCGCCCGGCTCGACATGAGCGTCATGATGGAGCAGGCGAGCAAGCCGGATTACGCGGAAAAAGAGTCAGCGTTCATCGAAGCGGTCAAGTCCAACCCGGCCCTGTACCAGCAGATGATGAGCGATCCGCACCCCGCCGGCTTCGCGTATCGCGTCGGCAGTCAGGTCCTCGCCATGCGCGAGGTGGGCGACCCGGCAAGCTACCGCGAGCGCATTGAGGCTGAGCTGCGTGAGAAGCTGGAGGCGGAGTATGCCGCCAAGTACCAGCAGGTCACGCCGCCGGCTCCGCCACCCGCACCGCTCCCCGCTTTCCCAACGTCCCTGTCAACCGCCCGAGCCGCTGCGCCGCGCTCTCCAGCGCCGGCCTTCAGCGGCCCGCCCCCACTATCCGTGCTCGGCAACCCCGGCCTGAAGATGGGCTGAGCCGAGCACCTGACGGGATACCGCCATGGCTGACACGACAGTCGCCTCCGCTAATGCGGTCGCGCAATGGGACTCCGACTATTTTCTCGAATACATCCGGGGGAACAGGTTCAACCGTTACATGGGGACGGATGCGAACAGCATCATTCACCTCAATGAAACGCTGACCAACAAGCCGGGGACGCAAGTCACCATCCCACTGATTACCCGGCTGAAAGGGCAGGGCGTCAGTGGAAACTCGGTACTTGAAGGCCGCGAGGAACAGCTCAGCAATTACGGCCACAAGATCACGACCAACGTTCTTCGCAACGGCGTCGTCATCGATTGGCTGGAGGAGCAGAAGAGCGAGCTGGGCCTGCGCAACGCCGCCAAGGCCGCGCTCAAGATGTGGAGCATGGAAGACCTTCGCGGGGCGAATGGCAACGGCCGCGGCATCATCGACGCCTTCGGTTCGTTCCGCTCCGGCGACACGATCACGAGCTATGCCAACACCAGCGAGGCCACGAAGGACACCTATCTGGCGGCCAACAGCGACCGCTACCTGTTCGGCGCGGCCAAGTCCAACATTGCCAGCAACGACCACAGCGCGGCGCTGGCGAACGTCGACTCGACCAATGACAAGCTGATTTACCAGACCGTCAGTTTGGCGAAGCGGATCGCCAAGACCGCCGATCCTCATATCCGGCCGGTTCGGGTGAGCGAAGACGAGGAATGGTATGTGATGTTCGCGCCGTCGCTGGCGTTCAGAGATTTGAAAACCAGCTTGGCGACCATCAACCAAAACGCACAGGTCCGGGGCGACAACAACCCGCTCTTCAGGGACGGGGATCTGACCTATGACGGCGTGATCATCCGCGAAGTGCCGGAACTGCCGGTGGTGACCGGCGTGGGTGCGTCGAACATCGACGTGGCGGCGTCCTACCTGTGCGGCGCGCAGGCAATCGGCGTGGCTTGGGCACAGCGCCCGGTGTCGAAGACGCAGGAGACGGATTACGAGTTCCGCCACGGCGTGGCAATCCAGGAAATGCGCGGTGTTGAGAAGCTGATTTTCAACTCTAAGCAGCACGGAATTGTGACTCTGTGGACTGCTGCGGTTGGCGATTGAGGGGAGGCGTAGAAAATGGCAACGACCTATACTTCGAACTACGCCGCTAGCACTTACTTCGCGGCTGGGCACGGCTCCGGCAACGACGTCAAGTTCGCCACGGGCTCTTACGCCATCACGGCGGCGCTCGTCATCAACGACGTGTTCCAGATGGTCAAGGTGCCTGCTGGGGCAACCGTCTTCGATGTGCTGGTGGTGGTCCCCGACCTCGACAGCAACGGCACGCCGCTGGTGACGCTGGACGTCGGCTACGGCGGCGATCCGGACTACTGGGTGGCGGCCAGCACGGCGGGCCAAACCGGCGGGTTGTTCCGGGCCACAGCAGCGACCGGTGTGCCGCTGGCGTTCACCGCCGAGGATACCATCGACATCCTGGTGAAGGCCGCCCCGGCGACCAGTGCCACGACCGGAACGCTGTACCTGACGGCCTTCTACTCAATGCCGTAACCACGGAAACACGAAAGCACGGAAGCACGGAAACACGTAACCGTGCTTCCACTTTACGGAGGAAGAGAATGCCAAGCTACAAATGGACCGGATCGAACGAACAAGGGTACGTCACCCTGGGCGGCAAGCGGTTCGAGAAGGACCAGCCGGTTGAGGTCAGTGACGCGTCGCTCGGGGCCAAGCTCGACGGCAACGGCGAGTTTGAAAAGGTCAGCGGCGACAGCGGCCAGCCCGATGCCCCGCTGTGGAGCCCGCCGGGACCGACCGGCATCGGCACGGGGCCGGGCAGCGGCCCGGCGCAAACCACTAATGAAACCCTGGATATGAACCCGAACCCCGACGCCGGTAAGCCGACTGAGGAAGAACTCGCGGCGCAGCAGACGGCGGCTGACGTTGGCCCGGAGGAAGATGTCGCGTTGCCGGAAGGCACCGACGAAGGGCCGAAGCGGCGCGGCAAGGCTCCGAAGGCTGACCAAGCGTAATGACGACTTACACCCTGGCGCAACTGCGCAACCGGGTGCTGGGTAAGCTCGGTGTCCTGTCGGGCACCGAGACTGCCACAGCCGAAGACGCCGCCCTGGTCGAGCAGGTTGCCACCAACGTGCACGCCATGCTGGACCGTGAGGTTTACGTGACGTGGGTGCTCAGCGCGATCCCGGACACCGTATTTGAGCCGCTGACATACATCGTGGCTGCCCGCTGCGCTGACGACTTCGGCCTGCCCGATGCGCGCCGGGCCGAGCTGTGGACGCTCCACGGTGCCGCCATGGGCGAGATCCGGACGCAGGTCCAGGCGGAAGAGAACAGCGCGCCGATCCGGGCGGAATTCTTCTGATGACCATCACTTTGACCCGCGAGCGGCACAACGGCGTCATGACGGCCGGTGACAGCGAGACGCTGGCCGGTACCGCGACCGACAGCGCCGGTGCCGTCATCGACCTGACCGGCGCCAGCATCGCCTACCAGCTCACCGATGGGGCGAGCGTGCTGGTTGAGAAGTCCCTGGGCGACGGCATCACCGTCACCGTGGCGGCGTCGGGAACGTTTTCCGTGGCGCTCGATCCGGCCGACACCACCGGCCTGGAGGCCGGCACCTACTGGCATTCCGCCTCGATCACCTCATCCGGCGGCGCCGTTACCACCGTCCTGCGCGGGCGCCTTCGCATCGCCCGGATCACCTCAGCCAGCGGCCGGACCACAGCCGGGACGGCTGCCGAAACCTGGGGCGAGATGGACTCACCCTGGGGGACTTTGTAAGTGGCTGACTGGTTTACTCTGCGGCCGAAGGACACCTTCGGCGATCTGCTCCACCTCGACAACAGCGGCGTCGGGGTCACCAGCAGTCTGAAACGGGTGGAGGACGGCCACGGCGGCGATACCTGCCTGCAACTGTCCAATGACACCCTCAGGGTGGACGGCAACGTCACCGTCACCGGCACCGTGACGGCGGCCGGCTACGGCGCCTCGTCCTTGTATGACGGCACCCTGATCACGGCAACCGGCTCGACAACCGCCGCGACGCTGGCAGCGCGCTTCGCCCGGCACTATTACATTGAGGATTTCGGCGGCAACGGCAACGGCTCGGCCGACAACACGGCGGCCTTCACGGCAGCCTTTGCGGCGCTGGGTAGTGACGGCGGCACGATCTGGCTGGATGACGGCGGCACGTACTATGTCGCGAGCAGCTTCACGATCCCGGTTCGCTGCCAACTCCGGGGTCACTTTATCAAACCGGGGTCGGGCGCCTCGCCGATCCTGGAGCCGTACGCGACGCGCGGCAGCACGATCCTGCTCAACCCGGCAGCCACGATCACGATTGCCAGCCTGAGCGGGTTCGACGGGATCACCATCGTCAACTCAGCGCTCACCATCCCGTTCACTCAGAGCAACGCGGCAACGCAGGTTGCGGCATTTGCCGGGACGGCGGTCAGCATCACGGGCAAGGACGTGACCTTGCGAAACTCACTGATTTTGGGTTTCGCCAAGGCTGTGTTTTCATACGGCGCTCAACGGTTTGTCATCGACAATGTGTTGTGCGACTGCACCGCCGGGTTCGACCTGACGGTTACCTACGACATCGGCAGGATCAGCAACTGCCATTGTTATCCGTACCTCACCGCCGAGAACGTCTGGAGCGCCGCCGACCCGACCATCATCACCCGCTCCGGTATTGCGTACCGTATGGCTGACGTCGGCGACTGGAACAAGCTGACCAACTGCTTCAGCTACGGATATGCGTGCGGGTTCGAAATCGACACCGCCGACGATTGCCAGCTCGTAAGCTGCTCCGCCGACTACAACGCCGCGATATCCAGCACATCGATAGGCTTCCGGATCAAGGGCACGACCAAGAGGACGGCATTGATCGGCTGTCAGGCGGCGGCGCAGAACGACGGCGTGTATATCGACACGACGGGCGGCGCCACGACACGCATCATCGGCTGCTCGTTCTGGTCGAACGACCAGAGCGCGATCAACGTCATCAACGGTAAAGCGCAAATCATTGGTTCGTCGTTCTCGGCATCACCCTACGGCATCCTGGCTGGGGTTGCGGCAGACGAACTGATCATCACCGGCAACTACTTCGAAACCTGCGCAACGTCTCCGATCAGCCTGCCAACTGCGGTCAGGGTAACGGCTCGTGTGCGCGACAATGTCTTCTCGGGCTGCACCGACACGGTGGGCGATACCAACGTGGCAATGCGCGGCATTGTCGGCACCGCGGCAGCCCTGATCATCGACGGCGCGGCGTCCAACAACAAAATCATCGACTGGCAGACAGCCGGGGTTACGCGCTGGAAGTTGTACACCAACGGCACGGCGGAGAGCGGCAGCAACGTCGGCAGCGATTTTGCGATCAACCGCTACAACGACGCCGGCACCTTCCAGAACACGCCGTTCCTGCTGGAGCGGTCAACCGGAAACCTCGGCATCAACGGCAGCTCGTTCGGCAGCGGCGTCAAGGTCGTCTTCATCGCCAACGGCACCGCGCCCAGCGGGACACCAACCGGCGGGGGTATTTTGTACGTCGAGAGCGGCGCTTTGAAGTTCAAAGGCAGTTCCGGCACAATTAGCACGATTGCTGTGGCATAACCGATGGACCTGGAATTTGGCAAGCACAGTTACAGGTTGCGTAGCCTGCCGGCCAGCGCGCAGAGAGTTGTCAATTTATTCGCGGAGCAGGAGCCGGCCGACGCGATAGCTCCGATCATCCTCAAGTCCACCGCCGGGCTGCGGTCCTGGGCGACGGTCGGCGACGGGCCGATCCGCGGCATGATCGTGATGAGCGACACGCTATACGTCGTCTCCGGCCAAGCGGTCTACAGCGTCACCGCCAGCGGCGTGGCAACCAGCCTGGGCGCGATCCCCGGAGCAGATCCGGTGACGCTGGCGACCAACGGGACGCAGATCATCGTTGTCACCAACCCCAACGCCTACATCGTCACATCCGCAAGCGTGGCGAGCCTGTCCGACACCGACTTTCCCGGCGCCGGGTCGGTCGATTACCTCGACGGCTACGGCATCTTCAACGATCCGGGCACCGGGCAATTCTATGTCACGTCGCTGCTGGATTTCAGCAGCGTCGATGCTCTGGACTTCGCCAGCGCCGAGAGCAGCCCGGACAACATCGTCCGCGTGCTGGTCGATCACCGCGAGCTGTGGCTGTTCGGCGCGCACAGCGTCGAGATCTGGGTCAACACGGGTGCGGCAAATTTCCCCTTCGAGCGGCAACCGGGCTCGATCATGGAGATTGGCTGTCTGGCGCCGCTGTCCTGCTGCAAATTGGACAACACGGTCATGTGGCTGGCTGACGACGGCATTGTCTACCGGGCGCAGGGCTACGCGCCGAGCCGTATTTCCACGCACGCCATCGAGGAAGCGATAGCCGACGCCGATCCGGCCGACGCGGCGGATGCCCGCGCCGCGGCGTTCACGCAGGACGGCCATGCGTTTTACGCGCTCAGCATTCCCAATACCGGCACCTACTGCTACGACGCCGCGACACAACTCTGGCATGAGCGCTCCAGCTGGAACCGCACGACCTGGCGGGCCGGCTGCGTCGTGCGGGCGTACGGCATGCTGCTGGCCGGCGATGATACGACGGGTGCTGTCTACGAGATGGACCCGCAGACTTATGACGAGGGCGGAGATCCCCATGTCCGCCTCGTCGACAGCCCGCCGATCCATGCCTCCGGGGCCTGGGCGTTTCAGAGCCGGCTTGAGGTGCTGATGGAGACTGGCGTCGGGACGAGCACCGGCCAGGGTTCAGCACCGCTCGCCATGCTCCAAGTGTCCGATGACGGCGGGCGCACCTATGGCAATCAGCGAACCTGCACCATCGGCGCTATCGGCAGCTTCCGGGCGCGGGCGAAGTGGGATCGCTTGGGCCGGTTCCGCGAGCGCGTCCTGCGTGTCAGCGTCAGCGATCCGGTGCCGGTCACGATCTTTGGCGCCACCGCTGAAATCGTCGGAGGGACGCTGTAATGGCCGACGACTTCCTGACCTACCTGATGCCGCACGTCCCGCGTTCGGCATCAGCCGGGAGCAATCTGGCGGATCTGGCGTACAGCGTCGGCGGGCAGCGGAAAACCATGCCATGGGGTGCCGGGCGCGAGCAGCAATTCCAGACCGCCATGAGCCAGCCACCCTATTCCGACTGGCAACAGCAATTCCAGCAACGCTACGGCGAGCGGCCTGACCTCGACGAGCCGAACTATAACTATCGCCTCGCCTACGCGCTCGGCGTCCAGCCGCAGGAATACAGCCACGATCCCGGCATGATGCACTGGAGCAGCGCGGCTCCCGTGGCTCCCTACAATGAGCCGGCCGACCTGAAGGGAGCCAACCATCAAACGCTTTGGATGGAGCATTTCATGCGAACCTATGGCACCGACCCATACGAGGCCAGCGCCGAGCAGATCCAAGACGCTATCGGGCGCGGCATCATACCGATCAGGCGCTGATGACAACCATCCTGATCCCGCCGCCGAGGGTGCCGCTGACCGATGGCCGGGGCAGCGTCACGCTGGCGTGGTATCAGTTCTTCGCGCAGTTCGGCCAGCAGATGCAGGACGCCGTCGATACCGGCGCCGCGACATCGACCAGCCTGGGCGCCAGCGTCGCCGCACTTCAGGCGGCCGACCGCGATCTGTTCATTGATGACGCCATGACGCCGGATCGCGGCAGTGAGGTTGCCGCCCTGACGGGTCGCGTCCGGAGCCTGGAAACCGACGTTTCCGCCCTGCCCGACCGGGGCAGCGAGATAGCAGCGCTGGCGGCCCGGCTGACGGCGCTGGAAACCGACATCGCCACGATCCCCGACCGGGCCGCCGAGCTGGAGGCGATCCGCCGGCGGCTGCGGGATCTGGAAATCGACATTTCCGCGAGAGGATACTGATGTGCCATCGAGCCAAATGCGGCGGAGGCGTAATATGAGAATGCACGGTTTAGTGCGGCGCGGTACGGCTAGGCTAGGCACGGTGCGGCCCGGTGCGGTCTGGCACGGTCAGGCACGGCATGGTATGGCGGGGCAAGGGAACAGGGGCGGTCTTCGGGCCGCCCTTGTCGCGTGAGCCATGGCCCGCACCGCTAAACGCCTCATTGCCGGCTCGCAACTCACGACCAGCGCGGCGACGTATTATACAACTCCAAGTTTAACGCAGTGCATCATCCGCAAAATCTCCTGCACCAACACGACCGGCGGTGCTGTGACGGTGACGCTGCACCTGATCACGTCGGGCGGCAGTGCGGGCGCCAGCAACACGATTGCCAGCGCCAAATCGCTCGCGGCCGGCGAAACGTGGAGCAGTCCGGACGTCGAGGGCCATGTGCTGGAGGCGGGCGGCTTCATCCAGGCGCTGGCGAGCGCCGGAACGTCGATAACGATCATCGGAAGCGGGATTGAAATCACGTGACGCAAGCCGAGGCTTTGAAAAAGTGGTGTCCGTTCGTCGTCATCGTGGCGCCCGGCACCGCTGCGGCCGTCAACCGGCTGAGCGGCCGCGATGATGAATGCAGATGCCTGGGTACGGGCTGCATGGCGTGGCGCGGCACGGCGCAGAGCGGGCGCTGTGGGCTGGCTTCAGACAAGGATGCTCCGTGAGACACTTCCAACACTTGGCCAGCGGCCTGGACGTGCAGCCGCTCCTGCATGCGATCCAGCGGCAGCCGGACATCTGGAACGGGCACAAGTTCCGCCGGACCTACGAGCGGACACCGCACGGGGCCGTCGATGACATCTGGCTGCGCTACAGCCCGGATGCGGCCGGTTTTGACGAGGTGCTGCAGGACACGGCGCCGATCTGGCACCCGGAGGCGCAGGCGCTGCCGCAGGCCCGCCCGCTGGTTTTGTCTGTCATGGGCTACCTGGGCGCCTATTCGCTGGAACGGCTACTGGTGACGCGGCTGGCGCCTGGCAGGAGCATCCTGCCGCATGCCGATACTGACGGCGCTTACGGCAACATGCCGGACATCGCGCGTTACCATGTGGTGCTGCAAGGTCTGCCGGGCTCGCTGTTCCATTGCGGCGAAGAAACCGTGCAGATGCAGACCGGCGAGCTGTGGTGGTTCAATGCCTACACGAGTCACGCGGTCGACAATCGATCCGCCGACGACCGGATACACATGCTAGTGGATTGCCGCATTTGGACATGATCGCGATTGCCGCTGAGCCGTGGGAAGACTGCCGCGACGAGGTCATGGCCTACTGGCCGGCGCACTGGGAAGAGGTCGCGCTCGATAAGGACCGGGTGCCGCTCGATCCCAACGTCGCGGACTATGACGCCAAGGCGCTCGCCGGATCGCTCCACGTCGTCACCGTCCGGCGGGCCGGCGAGCTGGTCGGCTACCACATCACCATCGTCAGCCCGCATCTGCATTACCGCTCGACGCTGTGTGGCTTCGTCGACGTGTACTGGCTGCGGCCGGACTGCCGGCAGGGCTGGACTGGCGTCAACCTGTTCCGCGAAGTCGAGCGCTCACTGACGGCGCGCGGCGTGGTTAAGGTCTACTCCGGCACGAAGAGGCATCTGGACGCCGGCGCGATCTTCGAACACCTCGGCTGGACCGAAGCGGAGCGGCTGTTCTCGAAAACACTGGTGAAGGACTGAACCATGGTCGCAGCAGCAATTGCGGCATCGGCTGTTGTCGGCGCCGGGGCGAGTATCGCGGCCAGTAAATCGGCCAGCAGCGCCGCCAAGAAAAGCTCGCAGGTTGCGTCAGATACAGCCGCAAGTGACCGCGAGCTGCAATGGGACATGTATAAACAGCAGCGCGAGGATTTTGATAAATACTACGGCAAAGGCCGCGACGACCTCGGCGCCGGCTACAATCTCGCGACCGGCACGCTGCAGCCCTATACGCAGTACGGCGGGGCCGCCACTGGCCGGCTGGCGGCGCTGTCGGGGCTCAACGGCGGCAATGAGCAGGCGTTCGCGCTGGCGCAGGATCCGGGGTATCAATTCCGCATGAACCAGGGCGTTGCTGCGCTTGACCGCTCGGCAGCCGGGCGCGGATTGCTGCTGAGCGGCGCGCAGACCAAGGCGCTGAACGACTACGGCCAGGGCATGGCGTCGAGCGAACTGAGCAACGCCTACAACCGGGTGGCAGGCATCGCCGACGCGGGGCGCGGGGCGGCGGGCAATCTGGCGACGCTGCAGAGCGGGCGCGGCACGGCGCTGGCTAATCTGGCGACCGGGCAGGCGACGCAGAACGCCGGCCTGATGACGAACACGACCAACGCCTTGACGAATATCAACCAGAACGCCGCGCAACAGCAGATCGCGGCACAGCAGGCCATCGGGCAGGCCAGGGGCAGCGCCTACACCGGCGCGGCAAATGCGGTGAACAGCGGCGTGTCCAATGGGCTGTTCTACTACGGGCTGAAGAACGGGATGTTCGGCAATATGTCCGGGGCGGGGGGCCAGCAGTGAGCAACAGCATTCAGTACCTCGACCTGCCCGGCATCTTCGGCGCCATCCAACAAATCCAGGGCGGCCAGCAGCGGAACCGGCTGCTCGACCTCCAGATGCAGGAGGCGCAGCGCAAGTTGGAACTGGAGAAGACGCAGGGCACAACGCTCTCGACGCTGTTCGGCGGGGCCGATCCCGCGACCGGCATCAACTGGAGCGGCGGACGGCCCGGTTTGACGCCGACCGAGCAAAACAACATGATCGCGAGCGCCTTTCCCAAGGAATTTGCCGAAGCGAAAATCAAGCAGCTCTATCCGACGCCGGAAAAGCCCTTCGCGGTCGGCAACAATGTCTACGACCCGCAAGCCAAGACCTTCACGCAGGGACCGTCGAATTTCAGCGTGGCGCCGCTGCCGGGGCAGGCTGCGCCGGGCGACTCTCTGAGGACGGCGGCGCCGCCGCCGCAGCCAGGACCGGGACCGACGCCGCAGCGGCCAACCATCGCGACCGGGCCGGGGAAAACCGTCGAGGGCGAGGTGCCGGCGATCTACGCGCCGCATATCGCGGATGCGGCGGCGGTCTATGGCGTCGATGCCACGGTGCTGGGCAATATGCTGCTGACGGAAACCGCGCCCGGCGGCAAGATGACCAGCCCGAAGGGCGCGCGCGGCGTCGGCCAGTTCATGCCGGGGACGGCACAGCAGTACAAGGTCGATGTCAACGATCCCAAGTCGTCGATCGATGGCATGGGCAAGATGATGCAGTCCCTGCTCAAGAAATACGGCGGCGATTACCGGCTGGCGGTCGGCGCCTACAACTGGGGTGAAGGCAACGTCGACCAGTGGCTCAAGGATGGCGGCGACCCGGCCAAGGTGCCCAAAGAGACGATGGACTATGTCCGGAAGACGGTCGGGTTGCAGACGGCCGGGCCGAATGACCAGACCGGGTTCGATCATCCCGGCACCGCGAAGCCGGGCAATTCGCCGGGGCAGCAGCCCTCGGATCGGCCCATCGGGCCGACCGATACCGCGCCGCAGTATCCGGCGGGCGCGGTGGGGTTCCTGCGCGACGACAAGAACGGCCAGTATGTCCAGGGCGGCAAGGCCGGCTACGGTGTGCTGGTCGACAAGGACGGCAAGCCGATCGGAACGGCGCCGCTGCCGGGGCAGGAAAAGGGCGAGGGCGGTGCGTTCGCCGGCAATGCCGCCGAGATCCAGGGCGTCAACGAGATGATCCGGGCCGGTCTGATCACCAGGGAGCAGGGTGCGCAATGGCTGGCCGGCAAGGGCGTCACCGGCCCGAACGGCTCGTACGATTTCATCACGCCGCGCGTTCTGCCGGGCGGTGGACTCGCTGCGGGCTCGGCAGCGTCTCCGGCCGCCACAGGCACGGCCGCGACGCCGGGCGTGACCAATGCAAGACCCGGCGTCCAGACGCCGAACAATGAGCAAACGCTGTCGCACGGCTACGCCAACCGCATGAGCGCATCGAATGGCATCTTCGATCAGCTCGACGCCAAGGGCTGGAAAGGGCCGGGCTTCCTGGAGCGGAACGTCGGCAACCTGCCCGGCGGCAATTACGCCATGTCGGCCGAGTACCAGCAGTTCGATCAGGCGCAGCGCGATTTCATCAACGCGCAGCTTCGCCGGGAGTCTGGCGCGTCAATCTCGCCGGCCGAGTTTGAAAACGCCAACAAGCAATATTTCCCGCAGCCGGGCGATGGCCCCGAGGTGCTGGCGCAGAAGCGGGCGGCGCGCGAGCGGGCGGTCAGCAACATGCGCGAGGCCAGCGGGCCGCTCAACAAGCCGGAGGATGGCAAAGACAAGAAGCCCGATCCGCTGGGTATCCGCTGATGCCGACGCTGGCGGAAGTGCGGGCGCAGTACCCGCAGTACAGCGACATGTCCGACGCCGATCTGGCCGGAGCGCTGCACAGCAAGTTCTATAGCGACATGCCGCGCGAACAGTTCGATGCGAAGATCGGTTTCAAGTCCATCGACCGGAAGACCGGGGCGCCGGTCGGCGTCCGCGCGGCGGTCGGGGCGGCGGAGACCGACAAAGACCGGCTGGCGACGATCCGGCAGACCTATCCCGACGCGCAGCCCTATGAGAACGGTAATTTCGTCTACACAGACCCGCGCACCGGGCGGCCGACGCTCTACAATGAAGAAAACCCGCGCGTGCTCGGCATCCCGATCCCGACCATGGGCGACGTGATTTCGGTCGGGCCGGAGATATCCGAGATGCTCGGCGGCACGGCGGGCGGGCTGATAGCTTCTCCGACTGGCCCTGTTGGCACGGCTGCCGGCGTCGGCCTGGGCGCAGCGGCGGGGCGCGAGACTTACGGCCAACTGTCCCATTACCTGCTCGGCACTCAAGACACGCGCAGCCTGCCCGAACACGCCGCCGACACTGCGGTTACGGCGGGCGTCAATGCGGTGGCTCCGGCGGCGGCGGACACGCTGATCAATGCCGGCAAGGCGGTGCTCGGGCCGGTCAAGACAGACGTGGTGCAGGCGTTCAACCGGCTCGGCATCAAGCCGATGGCGGGCGCGATCACCGGGAACCGCAGCGTTCAGACCGCCGAGCAGGGGTTGTCGAATACGCTCGGCGGCGCCGCTCCCATTGACGAGGCGGTCAAGGATACGGTCGGGCAGACCGACGCGGCGGCGCAGAAGATCGCGCAGCAGTTCTCGCCGGGCGGCGTGCAGACCGTCGAGGAAGTCGGCGGCACCGTGCGGCAGGGTGCCAAGGATGCCGCCGAGCGCTTCGAGCAGCGGGCGGAAACGCTCTATCAGCGCGTCGGACAACTGATCAGCCCCAGCACACCGGCAGCCATCCCGAGCGCCTCGGCGCTGAAGGCAGACTTGCAGGCGCAAGTCGCTAAGGCGCCCGAAAGCCTGGGGCCGGTGCTCAACCCGATCATCGAGCGGATAGGCAGGTTGGAGACGGATGCCGCAGCCGGGATGCCGTTCGATGCGCTGCGACAGGTCCGGAGCACCATCGGGCGCGAGCTGGCCGACCCGGTGCTTGTGGGCGGTACCGGCGCGCAGAAGGACGCGCTGCGGGCGCTGTACGGCAAGCTGACGGAGGACATGTTCGCCACGGCGCGGCAGGCAGGACCGGACGCCGAGCGGGCGCTGACGGTGGCGGATCGCTACTTCCGTTTCAATATGGGCCAGAACATACCGACGCTGGAGAAGATCACCAAGGCCGGGACGGATGGCGAGGTGCTAGCGCTGGCGCTGCGCGGATCGGAACGCGGCGGCCAGCAGATCATGAAGACCCGGCGCAACCTCCAGCCCGAGGAATGGGACGCCGTCGCCGGCACCGTGCTGGGGCGTCTGGGCCGCGCCACGCCGGGCCAGCAGGGCGCGTCTGAGCTGGGCCAGGAGGCGGCTGACTTCAGCATCAACACCTTCCTGACCAACTGGTCGAAGCTGTCCGTCGAGGCCAAGCAGGCGCTATTCGGCGGCACGCGGTACAAGGATCTGGCCGGGCCGCTCAACGATCTGGTCAAGGTGATCGGCGCGCTGAAGGACACCGCCAAGCTGGCGAACACCAGCGGCACGGCGCGCAGCATGGGCGTACAGGGCGCGATCAATTCGGCGGGAACGGTGGGCGGCGCCACGATCGGAGCGCTCTCCGGCGGCGACGTGGAGAGCGCGGGGAAAGGCAGCGCAATCGGGCTTCTCTTTTCGACCGTGGGCGCCCGTCAGGCGGCCAAGCTGATCACCAGCCCGGCATTCGTCAACTGGCTCGCCCGCACCGCGCGCTCGACGCAGTCCAATCCGGCATCGCTTACGAGCGCGCTGGCGCGGCTGCCCGGCATTGCCAACGTCGAGCCGGGGCTGCGCGACGCCATCGAGCAGTACATGAACAGTGTCGGCGCTACGCAATCCAGCCCGCCGCCTTCGCGATGAAGATGCCGACGCCGATGCCCGCGGCTTGGCCAAGGCAGCGCACTGCGCGGCAAAGCAAGGATGGAGGGCGGTTCTTCGGAGCCGCCCTTCTTATTTAGGGGATAAGAAATGACGCGCTTCACGATGCCGCTTGAGACAGTGTCAGACGCCAGCGGCAATCCTGGGAACGGCTGGAAACTTGCGTTTTACGTGAGCGGCACGACCACGCCGGCGACGACCTATTCCAACGCGGCGTTGAGCACACCCAATTCCAACCCTGTGATAGCGAACGCCAATGGGCGCTTTTCCGACATCTTCCTGACCCCCAGCGTCTCTTACAAAGTGATATTACTGAATGCTTCGGACGTCGTTCAGTGGACGGCCGACCCGATCAGCAGCACCGCTCTGGCAACCGCGGATCTTGCCGGGCTGGTCAAGGCGTCGAGCCTGTCGAGCAACGGCGCCGACCTCCAGGCGATCATGGACAAGCTGGCGGGCACCGTAAACGCCGCCAGCATCAGCAATACGGTCAGCGACCAGCAGGCGATTACCGACAAGCTCGACTTCCTGCAAACCGGCACGGGCGCCGTGACCCGCTCGCTGGGAGCAAAGCTGCGCGATGTGGTGAGCATCAAGGACTTCGGCGCGGCGTGCGACGGCACCACCGACGACACGGCGGCCTGGAATGCGGCGCTGGCGACCGGCCGCGACATCTCCTTCCCGGCATCGCAGTCGCGCATCACCGGCAAGCTCTCGTACTCGTCGACCTGGGGCCAGAGGATCATCGGAGACGGCAATTACACCAGCATCTTCGTGATCGATAGCGGCTTCAATTTGGCGGCGACGGCAGTTATCCAGTTCGGCGGCACCGGGCAGCAACTGGTCGGCATTGGCGTCAGTTGCGCCCAGACGTCAACCGCGGTGCGCGCCAACCTCCGGCAGTACCCGTGGATCGTCCGCTCGAATGCCCACCCCTCGACGACGATCCGCGACGTCTGGATCAACGCAAGCTGGAACGGCATCCTGCTGGAAGGCAACTGCGGCCAGTCAATGCTCGAACACATCCGGATCGGGGGCTTTAACATCGACATTTATATTGATGGCGCGCTCGATACCGTGCGGTTGGATCACTACCATTCCTGGCCGTTCGATTTTCCGGGCGACGCCAACCTGATGAGCGTCTACGAGGACGGCACGCGGGTCGCGCTGACGGTCGGGCGCTGCGACGACCTATGCGCCGGCTCGATCCTGAGTTACCACGGCAAGGTGCAATTCGGCGACCTCGGCTCCGGCGTGCCGTTCGGCACCATCGCGCGGCTGGGCCTGGACGGCAAGACGGCCAGGATCGAGATGAGTGGCGGCCGGGTAACCCTCGCCAGCGCCTACGGGAGTGGCGGCGACCTGGTTGATTACAAGATCCGGGTGTCCGGCAATTCGGCGCTGACCATCGCGGCCTTCTGGACGCTCGTGATCGGCCCGACGACGCCTGACTCGTGGGTTTCCGTGATCGGAGCGCAGGCGCACCTGGCAATTGGCGAGTGGTGGTGCGAGTTCCAGGGCGACGCCCGGATCGCCACGGTCGACACCAGCGGCTACCTGACGATTTTGGGCGGGACCTTCGTGCAGCTCGACGCCACGGCCAGGACCCAGCCGGTTATCCACCAGATTAGCGGCCGGCTGGCGATGACCGGCTGTCGGCTGGTGGCGCTGGGCGGCGGCACCGGCAACTTCGTCTTCATCACTGTCGATGACAAGCACGTTGTGACGGGCAACGACTTCGGCGGCTTCGGCTTGGCCGCGCCGGGCGACAACACGCTCGGCTGCTACGGGCCAAATACCGGCCTGCCGGCGGCATCGGCCGGCGCCATCGATTATAGTTACATCAAGCGGCGGCACTTCACCGGCTCGCTGTCGGGCGGCGGGGCGGCGACCATCGCGCACGCTGTGACCAACCTGCATACCCGCATGGTCGATATCATCGCCGTCTATGTCGGCGGCAGCGGCGAGCGCATTCCGATGACGGTCGCGAGCGTGGACAGCACCAACATCACGCTGTCGGGCGGCGGCGCCTCGGCGGTCTACCATGTCTGGGTCAGCCACGGTTAGGGCGACGCTGCTGGCGCTGGTCCTGCTGGCCGGCTGCGCCGTCGAGGGGAGGGTCGTGGAGATGCCGCAGAGTGTCGTGCCGCTGAAGCGCGGAGACGCCGATTTGTTGACCCGTGTGGTCTGGGCGGAGTCGAGGTCTGAAAGTTTTGAAGGGCAATGCGCGATAGTGTTCGTAATTCTGAACCGCCTGCGTCGGGAGCCGGGCAGGTTCCCTTCGACCATTCAAGGCATCATAATGCAGCCCTATGCCTTCAGTTGCTTCAACACCAGTGATCCGCAGTGCGCGAAGGTCAAGGTGGTTTCCGAGACCGATCCCTCATTCATTGAAGCCATGTATGCGGTGACATCCGTGCTGACCGGGCGCGTTCCTTCGCCGGTCGGGAAGGCAGATCACTACTACCTGACGAGCACACCGAGGCCGCCGGCATGGCGGAAATCCATGACGCTGGTCAAGCG